CGTCAGGTCGGGGGCCCTGCGCCGCCCCCGCCCCGCTGCAGGGTCGAGCGGGGGTGATAAGGCTACTTGCCACTTGGCTTGTCCTTCTCCTCGACTTCTTCCGCCGCGTGCTGAGGAGCGACACCGAGACGCTTAGCATCTTCGGCGGACAGCTGAATCGTCACCTGGTCACCGTGCAGCAGAACTTCATAGATGTCCACGCTGCCTCACTTCGACAAATCAATGGTTGCGAAAGCCAGCGGCTGACGCACAGCCAGAAGCTCACGCACTTCAAGACGAGTAGTCACGATGTCCTTGGTAAAGTTGTCCGCATGGCTTGTCGTGGTCTCCACGCGAACACCACCGCGGTGATACAGAGTCGCGGCATCCTTGAAAGCACCAACGAGGGCCGTATCTGCCGGCATGGCTGGAGTGACGACCGTGGTAAGGCCCCACAGGCTCGGGTACAGCGTCAGACCATCCTGACTGTACTGCCCGGAGAACATGCCACCGCCGTAGTACTGGCCATTCTGATCCTTCGCCAAACGAAGCTTCTCGTAAACAGCGGGGCTTGTCACCACAGCATCGGCTGTATAACCCGAGCTGCGGCCGACAGCGGAGATACCCTTGAAAATGGCATCCGCCTCGGTGTCCGTACCCTTGGTGAGGGACTGAACGCCCGAAGTCTTCAGCACACCCCGCATATTGGCACCAGAACCATCACCACCCAACAGGGCGGATTCCTCGGCCAGCTTGAGCTGATAAACGCCGCGCCCGTTGATTTCCGAAACCAAAAAGGCAAAATCTTCCAGCATTTCATCCGAATACTGGACGAACCCGCAAATCTTTTTGTACGGGCTGGTTACGGCTGTGGGATCATCCACATGGAACTGAGGCTTTTCCTCGCCCTCGGCCTTGAAACCGACATCACCTTCAAGCGCACCCTCTACGAGCCACGAAACGGCAGCCGAATCGGTAGTGCCCTGAGAGAACAGGTCCGCTACCTGAAGACGGCGACGGGCCGTCACCAAACCCGGGATAAGCTCAGTCGACCACGGCATAGCCGATGTCGGGGTCTTCTGAACGTCCGTACTCTCCTTGAAACCCAGCCACTCGGGAGCAGCCACGCTCACGCCGCGCGTGCCCTTGATCTGTACCAGGCGAGGGCCAACAGCTTTGACCACGAACTCGCCGAGAGTCCGCGCCGTCTTCTCTTCAGAGGCCTTTTCTTCGACCACGTCAATACCCTTGATGGAATCCATGATGTTTTTGGACTCCAGCAGGCTGTTCAGTGTCTCACGGGCAGCCGCCAGCTCCGCGGCCAGTCCCTTGACCTCGGCCACACGGGCACCAAAACCGCCACTCTTGGACGCCTCGGCCGTGGCCTCCTCAAGCTTTTCATTGAGGCCCTTGATGTGGGCCTGAAGTGCACTAATGTTCACTTTTCCTCCTCAATGCCCAACAGGGCCATAATTTCAGCCATAGGAACACCCTTCTGGCCACCATCATTAGGAATTTCGGGACCATCCTCATATGCGTCGAGTAGCTCCCCAAGAGCCTCATAGGCCCTTCTAATCAAATCCATATTCTTGGCCGAAATAGCTCGGCCGGCCTTAACCTCGGTAACTTTCGCAGCCGGGTTAGCTGGGATAGGTACAACAGAAATTTCAAACAGCTCAAGCTCCTTGAGCTCGGTGACGTCCTGCCCCATCGAATAATCTAGAACCTGATACCCAAAACTCATGGAGTCGAGACGGCCGTCCTTCAGCTGTTCATAGACAATACGACCATAAGTATCACCGGAAAGATCCAGTTGAGCATCAAACTTCAGCCCATAATCATCTTCGACAAGAGTCAAAACCCTGCCAATATTTGCTCTCGGATCCTCCATGTTGTGTCCGTAAAACACCGGCACAACTTTTTTACTCAAACTTATTTGATGCAGAAACGAACTAAATGCCCCTCTGACTACAACATCGCCGTAGGAATCCTTGTTGCCGAATACAGACGCATACCCAGAGATACGCCCCTCTCCCTCATCAGACGCTTTTACTTTCAGCTCAAAATGCTTGGTCTTCACCAATTCACCACCACTTCACATCTGCAATTTGCCACCTCAGCCGGATCATTAGAAGCGGAGTCTCCCGGCCATCTCAGCCCATTAGAAAACTCGTCATTCAGCCCAACAGTCTCACCATTCATGGCGGCATGCTCAGCCCTTGGATTGCTACTGGTAGTAACCCAAGTCTTTGTCCTTGCATTATTCTGGCGACCAGCCTCCAAACGGCCCCACGAATAATCCCACAGGGCCAGGCCCATCCCGAATTTCAGGGCAGCTTCATCCCCATGATCCGGGGCATCTTCCCAAGCCTTTTCCACACCTCCGGCACGAGCCTCGAGATAATCCTCGGTCCTATCCGGGTCATAGTCCCCATGGCCGTTCTCCCGCACCACACTCCGGCCGGCACGTGACGTAGCGCCCATACTGATGGCCTTCAGCCGCCTAACCCGGCCTTGGTCTTTGGTGTTGCCAGAGAGCACACCCTGGTACTCTCTGGCAACACCCGCAACCCAGTCCGGAAAAGTCCGCCCGGACTTTGACCGTACCCCGGAGTCGGAGGGTGCGGAATCCTGAGGACTGGCCTGCCCACCTACCAAAACATTCAACGGTGTGACAAGATCATCCCCGCCGTCCACAGCTCGCAGATTAAGCCGCGCCCGAGCCTCATTCGCACTCATATAAGGCCGTCCCACAGCCGACTGGAAAAACTGCGACTGTGCCTCAAAATCACCCTGCAGCTTCTCGGCTACATTGAACTCCACATAGATGCCTTCCTCGTCCCCCATCATTGGCAGCAGCCAGGCGTTAAGCGCTGACTCGAGCTGCGCAATAAGCGGGCCGAGGGTGTCGCCATAAAGCATTTTACGGAATTCTCGGACGTTCGAATAATTCGCGTTATCCAAAACACCAATCATGGTTGGATTCACATGGAATACGCTCGCCACTGTGGTGAACGACAGCTGTACACCCTCAATGTATTGCTGATCCGTAGCGGAATAGTCCACCCTGTTGAGGGTCATACCATCCTCGAGAATTGGGGTGCCGCCGGCATGGGAGCCGGACCCGGTATATTTAGCATACCAATCCTCGCGGAAACTTTCTCGGGCAGAGTCGGACCATCTGGGTGCCCCGACAGGGCGCTCCAGAACAGCCGACACACGGCCGCCACGGGCCCACAGCTGGCGGCGGTATTTCATGGCCTGAATCTGCTCGGCCAGCACATCCTTCAGGGCGTCCAGGGCAGGACTGACGCCCGTGACACTAGACGGGCTGTAGCCCTCGATGGCAACAATCCGCGAACGATCAATAACGGTGCCACCGGAATCCCCCCAGCCGATGTTGTACTCAGAGATCCCCAAGGCGTCTTTTTTGTGCGGCGTGACCCACACGGGCGGTACCCTGTATACTTCCCAGCCATCCGCTCCTGCGTAGGGGATCAGATAGGTTCGATCATACAGGGCCAGGTCCACAACAGCTGCATAGACCAGATCGTACAGGGTCATCGTCGGATTGGCACGGCGGCTCGAAAGCCACGACCCCACACCGGATGTGGTGTCCCGTTCTCTGTCGGTTTCATTGACCCGGCGATAGGCATGCAGCCCAAGATGGGCAATATTGCGGCCCAAAAAGGCCACCACAGTACGAAGATGGGGTTGAGTCTTGTACATCTGGGACGCGGTCATTCCACGGACGTGATGGAGTGCTTCATCAAGATCATAAGATACCCCACCAATGTACACGGGGGTTCCGCGAAAACCAAGGCGCCTCTTCAGCTTGTCCAACCAGCCCACTAAATTGACTCCACTCTGCCCCCTCCTTCATATTGTGAGCTAGCTTCATTGTACATCATTTGGACATACAACGCTGTGACAAGCGCACTGATGCCGTCAATTTTTCCACGAGACCTCTGTTTGTCTGGCTTCACATTCCCAGCGGCATCAGTGTAAGGTACTAGACACGAGACCATCCACCGCAACACAGGATCTCCGCAGTGGTCGATAAGTGGCGGGTCCGCCATCGTCATGCGCTTCAACTCTTTCAGAGGGGCTGAAAGCGTCACGGCACCCTGCCGGACCTTCTCCATGACCAGGCCGTCCTCAGCCAGTTGATTGGTCAAATGGGTGGAATTCCACGGATCGAATCCGAGGCTCTTGATGGCATATTTTTCAGCGTCCTCTCTGACGCGCTCCCGAATAAAATCATAGTCAGTAACATTTCCCGGAGTTACTGTTATCCACCCCTGACGTACCCATTCACTGGCCGCCAGTTCCGTCATATGATCCAACCGATCCAAAGCAGCCTCGGGAAGCCAGTAGTGGCCCCACACGCGCGTAACGCCACTCTCCTGAGGACACGTGTACATCAGGGCACAGAGGTCCGACACAGCCGCGAGGTCCATCCCCCCATACACCGTGGCTCCAGCCATATCATCCGGGGTCCAGCTGCCATCCCCAGCCGCATGATCCCAGTCCTTGATGGGGATATACGCTTCTTTTTGGTTCGCCCGCATACCCAGATGAAGCCGCTTAAATGTGGCCCGATCCGCCGCATTGGCCCGCGCTTTATCCGCCTGAGCACGCATAAAGTCTGGGCTGGGGGTTTCGGGGTAAAGCGGATTGGCGGCGTCCCACACAGCCTCATCATAGATATCAGCGTCGTCTGGCGCGGCCCACACCACCCCATACATTCTGGGGGCTTTGAAGTCTCCTCGGGCGACACCCTCAACCATCGATCGACGCTTGTCATATGGTGTGTGGATACGCCCCTCGTCGGCCGTTGTGATGATCATGGAAAGCGGCTGTAGCCTGGCCCCGGATCCGGATTCCAGAGCCTCCAGCAAGGCCCCATCCCTGTGGACATGAAGCTCATCGCAGATAGACGCATGCGGGTTGGTGCCATGTGCCAGCTCACCGCGAGACGACACCACCTTGATGACAGAGGATGTTCGCGGCTGCCGAATTTCATTGGTTACTGTTCTTACCCCCGCCTTTTGTAGTAGCGGCGAGTACGTGGCCAAATCGTGAAGCGGCTGGAAACAAGCCTTGGCCTGGTCCCTTGATGCCGCGCCAATGATTACCTCGGCGCCACCCTCGCCGTCGCCAAAGGCCATGGTCATGGCAATTGCACTGGCAAGAGTCGACTTTGCCCCCTTACGTGGCATTTCGATGAACGTTTCCCGCCTCAACCGAATCCACCGCTCGGCGAGCTCATTCCACACCTGCCAGCCAAAAAGCGGCGCGATAATGTATGCGATCTGGGTGGCAGCCAGTTCCAGGGATTTACCAGCCCACCGGCCCTTGGTGTGCTTTAGGCAGCCAATAGTCTTGACCGCCCGATCCACAGCAGCCGGGTTGAACCGTACGGGCTGTTTGTTTACTTCTTCAGGGGGATTCGGTGTACGCCAAAGAGGCGGCTTGAGCCGCCCCCTGATTCCTCGAGAGTTGAGATACCACTGTATCTCATCTTCGATGTGTGCTGCAAAATACTTATCAGACAAACGGGTTGAACTCCTCTGAATCGTTTCGTCTACCCTGACGCGACTTGGGTGTCAACCTCAGCTCCTTCATGATTGCCATGGCTGCTCCCGAATGGAACCTCATCGTACTCTCTGCTGGGCTCTTCGCTGAACGGTTATGCCCGCCGTCATGAACTGACACGGTACCCGACTCAATCATTTCATTATGAGCCAGCCTCACGATATGAAAATGCCGGATAAGCATTTCTAGAGCCCAAGAGTCAGCTAGAGTCAGGTTCCCAAGACTTTCTTCAGACAGTGTGTGCATGAACTGCGCCCACAGGTCTGCCAGGACAGGACTGGCTCTAACCATTGCCGGCATTTCAGGCCCGGGAATAGTGCTTTCGGTAGCGCTATTACTATATTCCGTTGATTCAACATCTTCAATAAGTCTCACTAACAATCCCTTTCTCACATAAACGTATTTTTAGTCATATCATTCATAACATTGCCACGGTTCAGCTTTGCTTTTTTGTTTTAGTGATCTTGACCCCCTTATCCTTGTGGCATATGTTTTTCTTTTATGGCAATTCCTGCAAAGTGTTTGAATTGCATTTGTGTCCAATAGAGCTTCTATTGTTTTTAATGCACTCTTACCTTTTATGTGGTCGACTTCCGTTCCGACACAACCGCACATAGCGCAGAACGGATGCTCCGCAATCCACGCATCCCGAACCTGTTTCCACAGCCTCTTCCATGCTGAGGGAACCTCGTCCCATCCTGCACCGCGCCAGCCCCCGCGGCGCTCCCTTCGGGTCCGCCCCACAGGGCAATCGCACCACTCGGCCCCCCGGCCGGAGGGCAGCAAACCATGGCAGTGGGGGCATCGGGTGGGGGGGGTCATCGGCATGGGGGGGTCTCCAAACCAGGGAGGGGGTCTTGCGTACCCACCACCGTTTCGGATGGGGGGCCTTCATCAAGCCGCCGGGTGTCATGCTCCGCGAATCCTAGCCTACCAATCCTTTGAGGCAGCCACTGTTCGTGGTGTAGCGGCTTTTCCTCCTTTAGGGCCCCATACTCTTCAAACTCCGCCCCAACTCTTTCGGCGAGCCTCCTCAGCGCGGCCTCCTCCTCGATCGACTCACCATGCAGTGAAAACCTCACGGCGTGTCCTCCACACGGCTGTCCTCCTCGGAGACCAGGCCCCTGACCCAGTCATCAGCTTCGGCCACATCATATGTCCTGCCTATTTCTCGACCATTGCTGAATGCGATGAGCACCGGGTCACAATCGAGTTCGAGACAACTGAAATCACACCCTTCGCTGCTTGTTGCTAGATAAGCGGTCACAAATGTTTTAGGACAGTACCGTCCATATAGTACAAATTTCACGACAGTACCCCCAATATCTGCTTCCGTGTGCCGGGACCCCATGAAGCCACTCGGAGCTTCAACTCACCGTCGACAATGACATCCATTGTGGGAACGCTCTGGATCCCATCAATGAACTTGTCGCTCAGATCAACCTTGATCAGCTCCACATCCCATTCCCTAGCCCACACCTTGACCTTAGACCAATACATTTGACACGGCCTGCACCACTCAGCCGAGTAGTAAACAAACTTCATCCTATTGCCTTTTCGACTATCTTCCGAAACTCCAGCGCATTATCTCCAAAGTCCTCAATTTCCACTCGCTCACCGTCGCTGAGCACAACCCACAATCTGGTTTCATCCCCACTGGAAATAAAACAACTACTACCCCACATGGAGCACAATTCCTCTATCCACCAACGGATCCGGTCGTTAGTGTTTTGAGCATGGTAAATGAAATCGACCATTCTCGCTCCTCGCGATTGATAGGCACCGTTCGTGCCCTTCCACGCCCGGTGTCCACAAATTACGATCATCATGAAATGTAGCAACCTTCTCTGCCAAATAGTAGCCGAGCTACCGCACTGTTACCAGTGTACTGCACAATTCTCGGGCAACTCTTCGCCCGGCCACTATTTTGAAGGCCTTTGAATTTTGCCCTCTTCAATCGCCTTGTACACCTTCGCCTCCTCCCCACAGAATTCCTCAATGTTGCTGAAAAACTCTTGAATACAAATGGAGACTACGGGGATATCTGACCACTCACCCACCTGCCAGCAGCGGGAATTGGCCCATGCAGTGCCATATTCCTTCTCCCCGTTCCCCAATTCCACGACAGCAGGAAGGGCATACGTGGCCTCCACACGGCCCCCCCAGACCTCGATTTGAAACAGGTGATCCTGGTCAAGGCTGACCGTCAGCCACGCAGCCTCATCACCCACGCTGAGGCACACATCCCACAGGCCAATCCGGGCCCTCCCATCCGCAGAGAATGTCCCCATGCCCGGGAACACACGACGACCAATTGCTTTCAAGACCAATTCGCTGCTGAACATGATCCCATCATGCCACACCCCGGCCTCAACGCAAAAAACTGATCAATCCAAACTGTTCACCACCCCGCGGCCGGGGTCCCTCGATGACGGGGGCCGCCTTGGTGCCGAGCACCACC